CAGTTGCACTCTTTCTCCGTAAGAAGGTAAACAAATGGCTCGAGGTACAGTCAGCAACGAAGTACCTCACCCCTTCACAATAGGCTATACTGTCGGCATGTCAGACTTAAAATTAGTAGATATAAACAAATATAAACGTGGTCCCAGTCATATCGAAGGAAAAGAACGCCTAGATGCGTTGTTCAAGGATTTTATCCGCAGGGGCGCTGATCCTGAAATGGTAGCTGAGATGATACTAGCGTATGGTATATGCGAAGTAATTAATTACTCCTCAAGACCTGAGAATGGCTTAGATGCGATAGCGCGGTTATTGTCGGAGAGTTTTGGGCTAGATATAGAGAGAAACGAGTATTTTGACCCCGAAATAACGGGTTTTGTCAGAGATGACGATTAGCGTGACAAAACTATTGGCCTTGAAACGTAGCTGTCAGGCACTTTAGGCGTTTTGTCAGTTTTGTCAGGGTATGGGGCTTTGTCTGTAAGTGTGGATACAAAATGTAAAGAATGTAAAGGGAGGGTAAGGTAAAGTATGACAAAAGTACTATATATAGTAATAATATATATATATTAAAATAAATATACCTTATAAATACAGGGTTTCAGAGGATTTATAGTTTTGTCAAGATAAGTGTGACAAAACTCTGACAAAACTAAATTAAGTATGACAAAACTAAAATCACATATTAGGAAGAACTTAGATAAGGAATACGTCGATTTGTTAGAATCGGAACCAATTGTTAAGATAAGTAAACAATTTCCAGGAGCAAGAGTAATATGCCTGCAAAAGATTTAAGAATAAGACAAAGTGTTACCGTAGATAAAACTTTAGAGGAAGATGTCGAAGATATGCCTTTAGAGTATATGGACGTAGATGAGAGACAGCTTACTAAGAGACAAAGGTTATTAGTCTGGAACGCAGTCAACGATCCTCAGTTATCGTTTGCAGAGGCCGCTAAGAAAGCAGGATATAAGAATCCTGTCGTTATCGGTAGGTATATGCGAGAAGGCAATAAGTATTCGCATGTACGTCGGGAGTATGAACGCTTGATGTCGGAGGCTAAGAAAAAGTTTGAGCTAACGCATGAGCGAGCAGTCGAGGACTTGTATAAGCTACGGGATGATGCTTGGGGTCGGGGTGCATTTAACGCGGCTATACAAGCTCAAGGACTGTTGCTCAAAGTCGGGGGACTTATCGTTGATCGTCGGGAGGTATTGCATGGAAAGATAGATCAGATGAGTCGGGAAGAAGTTGAGCGTAGACTCCAGGACTTACTAGGATCTAAGTCGGGTATTACGATTGAGAACAAGTCGGATACTAAAGCCATAGAGAGTAAGTAGTCGGGAGTCATTAGCTTTTCTCTTGTAAATTAATTATTGATTCAAAATAAACTTCAAATTCTTTGCGATCTTTCAAACAAGGATTTCTTATTTGTAAATATTTGCCGTTGTTTTTGATTACAATTTCATATTCTTTCTTATTGCATTTGAATAAAAAAGTAAGATTTTTTCCTTCTTCAACTTCTCGTAAACTCATTTAGCTTTTCTCCTGATAGCTTTCTTGCCAATCTCTGCAAGGCTTTTGACTTATATAGAAAAATGCACTTGTATCACTTCTGCGATATTCCCAGAGCATATTTACAGCTTCTTTACGAGACTCAAATTCATCAACTGTTTCTAAGTTTCCGTAATCGTCTTTTCTTTGTATGTATCTCATTAGCTTTTCTCCTCCTCAAAGATATCGTATCTCCACTCATATTGTTCTTTGATTTCTTCATCACTCATTGATTTAAAATTGCTAAAACAATTAAGATAAACAAATTCAAATAGATCATCATATCTATCTCTATTTACCATTTCTCTTATATAGTCGATTTCGCTATCAACTAATTTTTCTTTCATTTCTTCTATTGTTATTGCCATTAGCTATTCTCCTTCTCTTTCCATTCTCTGAACCAATCTGCTACTTTACCAATATCATTCACGTCATTACTTATATCCCAATAATCAGCATCAGCAGAATATCCCATATCAATTTTTATTTGTTTTGCTTCTTCGCTTGTAATATCTAAAGAATCTAACTTAACCAAGTTATCATTCGACCATATATAAAATTCTTCAAAATCTTCCATTAGTTTTTCTCCTTATCTTGTTTATTAAGTTCTGCTAGTCGTTTTCTATTCTCAGCACTCTTGATTATCTTGTCGTAAATCCTTCTACGTCTTTTGTTCATAGTCAATCCTTTAACTTCTTCGGGGCAAGTCTCTCGCCATAACTTGTCTAAGTGTTTAAGATTCATTGTTATTGTCAGTAAGTTGTTTTTTGTTGTTCTTTAGTAAGCTTATCTTCGTAGAAATAAACTACTGCTACGCAACCTTTAGTCGCACATTCTTCGATTCGGTAGTCTATTTCGTCAAAGTCGTTAAAATTTCCTAAAAGATCAGCAACATCACCTGTAGTTATTTTATTTTTCATTGTTATTCTCCTTAACAGTTAAATCGTATTCAGCCTCAGTTAGATAAGAATAAGAATTTAGAAACTCTTCTTTGGTTAGTATTTCAAAGTCTCGCATCTTTTCTTTGTCCGTAATAAATGACTTATATTCTATAGTTGTATTGTTTATAAACTTTGATATCCCTTCTTCTGCAATAACTTCTTCAAGAGTTGATAGTTTAAAGTCAGGTTTTTCTGCTTCTTGAATGAGTCGGGCTAAATACCACTCGGCTTTCTTTAAATCTTCTAGGCCACCTTTGTCCTTATATCGGGTAACGTACTTGATTATATTGCCTTCTAAGTAGTTCATAGAATGAGAAACAATATAATCAGTCGTTTCTATTCCTTTGCGGTAATAAGGTGGATTGATCTTATCGCTCATTGTCGGACTCCCACTTTTCTACTTCACTTACTACCTCTTCAACATCAGCTTTAAAAGATTCAAGAGTATAAGCGTTGTTGCCTGTTGCAATACTTTCTATTAATCCATTTAACTGTCTTAGTGCTTCCTGTTCGTTAGTCAATTCCTCTTTCATGTTATACAAATTCCAGTCAAAATCTCCTCTTCTAACCTTGGTATTGTCTAAAAACTTTTCTGTAAATCTACTAATTGGTTTCATTGTCGGACTCCCCAATATATTTATCCTCTACAGTTAAACAATAGACGTGTTCACCATTATCTGTATCTTCGCATATCTCCTCTGTTCCTTGCGGTTCTTTTCTATAGACGCACACATCATCTACTAATCCGTTCCACATTCTTACTACTACATAAACTTCTTTATCCATTGTCGGACTCCTTATTGTTAAGTCTTTCTATTGCATCATCAAAAATCTCTATTAGATCAATTCTAATTTCGCTAAAGGCATACTCTAATTTATCATCAAACTCTACCAATCCATTTTCAATATCATCATCAGTCGGTATTCTTGAAAATCCAAATTGCTCAAACAACTCCTCAAGTACATCTGTTATCTCGGCAAATCCTTCAGAAGATACTGTTGGTTTATCATCAACATGTCCTGATTCATCTTCATATTTATCAAAAAATTCATTCATTGTCGGACTCCTTTAAATCGGGATTAGTTACTATTTCTTTAATCATATCTGCTAACCAAAATACAGAGCAATAAGGATTATCTTCGTTGGCTTTAAGTATGATTTTTACTTCATCAATCATTTCTTGTTTATTCATTGTCGGACTCCCACGTTGTATCTTTCAAGTCAAAATCTTCTTCAAGGTTTTTGGCTAGTGTAGTTATTTGTTTCCATATTTCTTCACCACTATGAAACTCAAATGGTTCGTAAGCATGATCGGTTAAGAATTTATTTATTTTATCTTTATCCCAATCTTCGGCTTCTACGGGTAGATGCTCAGTTAAGAAAGTAGCACTAGCGTAAATAATAAAATCAAAATCAACTTTCATTGTCGGACTCCGTAATATCTTTTATATGCGTTTGGTCTATGTGAAATAAATCTCCACAAGTATTGTTATATTCTTTAACAATCTCTCTAACAAATTCTTCTTTGTTATTGGCTTGTCGAACTGGATAAACCTTTCCAAGTTCTATAGTACATTCAAAAGTTTTCATCAGTTTTGCTCCCATATAACTTCTTCAAGATCAAAATCTACTATCTCTGAATCTTCTAAGTCGGTATCAAAAGACATACCTATTATTGATTCTTCGTCTTTAATTTCGTCCATTTCAATAGTAAAAGAAACTGTTCGATCAAAATCTAACATTCCTTTATATTTGCCTTCATTAGTTTCAAAATCCCAATCATTAAATAATTCGGAAAAGTAATCGTTACCTAGCCATAAGTATGAATAGCCATCTCCATTCTTGAGTTCAGCATGAATTAATTTGGTAGTTTGTATTTTGTTAGCCATTAGTTTTGCTCCTCAATCATATCTTTGTTTACAAGATTAATTTGAAAATCAAATTGTTCAGCTTTTTTTAGAGTTTCATCTGATGCTGATTCTATAATTTCATCAAAGTTTTCTATTAAATCTTCTTTAGAGTCGGCTTCTAGTATTAAGTAATAACTTGAAACTTCTTGTACTTCCATTTTAAATTTAGCCATTAGTTTTGCTCCTTAAAATAAATCTTCTAGCTTAGTACCTTTTGGTACTGCTTTAGGGTCGGGTTTTGGTTTATCCTCTATGGGCTTTCTGAATCGTTCTTTAACAGTCGGGTTATAGTCGGGGTTAATATGTATAGAAAAATCAAAATACTGCATCATTTGGTACAGTAGATCTAATTCTGCTTCTTGTTTGGTGTTGGCGACAGATTGAAAAATCAATCTATCGCCTTTAATAATTTTGGCTTGTATCATTGGGCGACCTCTTCGTTTTTATATAGTCGCTCATCGCCTGCCCATTCATAGGCTAGTTCTTGGATGTTATGGTCTAGGCAAATTGCTTGCCCTGTGCAACATCTTCCCCAGTAATCGCCATAATTGTTTTCAATTATTGGCTCGTTGATTTCTCTTAGTCTTTCAATAAACCAATCTGAGACTAAGTACCATTCAAAGATTTCGTTAATATCTTCGCCGTTGTTTCTTACTTCATCAATTATTTCTTGGTCGCTCATATCTTCATCATACGAACCCATATATTTAAGTATTTCTTCATCAGACATATGTAAATTCTCTATATCATCAAAATTAAAACCCTCTATATAGTTTTCTTGTAAGTGGGTTATAAGTGAAGATTGATGTCTATAAATATGGGGTGTTATAAATTCCCTTGTTATATCTTGAACGATTCCATTATCTAAATTGAAATATTCTTCTTTAGTTAATTTTTCTCTCATTGTTTTATTACTCCGTATTAGTTAAACAATAGGTTTATTCTATATTATTTTCGACAAAATGTATACTTTTATAG